ACTATGGGTTAACTTTCAAAGACAACATGAGTTTAATCCACCACATGATCATTCAGATGAATTATCTTTTGTTGCTTACTTAAAGATTCCTAAAGAGATTAAAGAAGAATATAAAAATTATAAAGGAAAATCTTCTGGTCCTGGTGGTATTAGTTTTATATATGGTGAAGGAAACCGGCAAGCTATCACATATCAAGCTCACTTTCCAGAAGAAAAAGATCTGTTTATATTCCCTGCATGGTTAAAACATTATGTGGCGCCTTTTCAATCGAATGTTGAAAGAGTGTCTGTGTCGGGTAATATTACTAGTAATATTGAGATAAAAAATTTACAACCTACGGAGCCTAAAAATGAGTAAGGACAGAGGTCGAAAATGGGATGGAAAATCAAGGGTTTCCAACGATAAGTATCGAAAAAATTGGGACGAAATTTTTAAAAAAAGAGTAATGGAGGGTGAAGATCCTTTTGTAAAAGAACAAGAAGAATTAAAAGAGTCTTATGAACAATCTAAAAGAGCTAAAAAGGAAAGAGAAGATATCCTTAAAGAAATAGAGGAACGAAACGGTTTCTAACGACCCCCAGCGACCCAGCGCCTAAATCCATCATATGGTCATCCAGCATATGGGTTGACAATCCTACAAAAACAGCTATATAAGGTGACATGAAAGCAATAAAAAACTATATACAGTTTAACGCGGGTGCGGTGTATGGAAAATTAAAAGGCTATCTAATAGTCAAACTGCGTAGAAAGGAGAAACCATGAGTAAAAAAAATAATGGTGGTCTAACTACTATCTTAGGTCGTAAAATTGATTTTAAAAATGCAAAGAATCAAGTTGCGGTTAAAGTGTTGTATGAAAAAAACCACTCCAAATTTACTTTACTAGATGATAACCGAGATATTGATAAAACACACGTAGCATTGTTAGTTGTGTCTATGAAAAAGAATGGACAGCTAATGCCTATTGTTGTTAACGAGAAACTAGAAGTGATCGAAGGACAACATAGGCTAAAAGCTTGTGAGGAATTAGATATTCCAGTTGCCTATATTATCAGTATTAAAGCTTCAAGTAAAGATGTTGCTATAATGAATAACTCACAAAAAGGATGGAAAAATAAAGACTTTCTTAAACATTTTAGTCATAAAAATCACTCTAATTGTGCAGAGTATCGAAAGGTCAAAAGATTCTTTGATACTTATCCATTGCCATTTGCAATTGGAGTCATGCTGTTAGCCGGATGGAACAGTTATGAGTCTGGTAGTAAAGCGGGACCAATGCCATCGTTTAGAGATGGTACGTTTAAAATCAATGATCTATTAGATGCAGAGACAAAAGCTGGACAACTTGTTAAGTTGAAAAGTATAGTTCCACATCTTGTTAAGATTAACAAGTTCTGTGTTGCATTTTTAAGAGTGTCTAGATTAGATAATTTTTCTATCAAGACATGTTATGATCAAGTGGGTAAGAACTTTAATAAGTTCAATCATTGTAACAACCAAGAAGATTGGATTGAAGCGATGGTGACAGCGTACAATCATAAGTTAGTAACTAAGGGTAAAAAAGCCCATAAAAAAATCTCTATTAGAAAAGAGGGATTTTAAGGTAATGGGCCTTCTGAATAAGGAGGCCCATTAAAAATTATAGTGAGTTAAATATGAAAAAAAATGAAATAGTAATAATTTGGAAAAAAAATAAATTACCATGTGAAGATTGTGAAGTTATATTTAAGGATAAGTTTAATGAAGAACATAAGGTAGAACTAAGTCGATTGATTAGAGTTTTTAATAATAATATTTGGGAAAATAAGAAGAGCGTTAAATGATGAGTGATAAAGATTTAAAGGAATACGAAGATAATATTCGCTTGGTCCAAGGTATAAAATTAAGTGATAAATATAAATATATTCAAGGAAAACAGATCACGGACCATGGATCAGGGACCAGGGTCTATGATATAGTTGGTAGTAGACTTCCAAGCGTGACTACGATATTAGGGCGTACAAAAAATCAACAATTCTTAAAAGATTGGAAGGCCAAAGTTGGAGAAGAACAAGCAGAACGAATCAAGAATCATAGTTCTAAACGGGGAACTGCCATGCACAAATTCTTGGAATCTTATATACAAGGAGTTGGCTACGATGATCTTACAGGGATCGGACAAGAGGCGCGTCCCATGGCCGACAAAATTATTGAAATTGGTCTTACGCCGGTTGAAGAGTACTACGGCTCAGAAGTTATGCTACACTATCCTGGGTTATATGCTGGGTCTACTGACTTGGTTTGTCTTCACAATGGTTTAGAAACCATTGTTGACTTTAAGCAAGCAAACCGTCCAAAAAAAGATGAATGGATTCAAGATTACTACATGCAGATAGCAGCCTATGCTATGGCCCATGACTATGTATATGGTAGCCAGATTAGGCAAGGTGTTATCATGGTGTGTACTCCTGATTTGTATTACCAAGAATTTAAAATGCAAGACTCCGATCTAAGGCATTGGAAGCATGAATGGTTGAAGAGGATGAATAAATATTACGAAATATTACGTGATGAGAAGGAGCAGGCGAACGTCATGATGAATCCTGAAGACTTCTTTAATGGGGCATAAATGTGTTTGAAATGTGGCAAAAGTATGGCCAACGACACATTCTGTATATGTATGGAAAAAGTTTTAAAAAAAAAATAAAAAAGTGCTACGAAAAAAGTGTCAATCTGTCACTTTAGCTTAGAAGTGTTGGTATACAACAATAATGATTGCCAAATTGTGGAAATAAAAAGTGTCATGTGACAGATTATAGTGTCACATTGAGAGTAACCTGTGACAGAAGTGTACAATATCTCAGATTGCCCGCGCGCGAAGCGTTTCATTTTTTGTCTTTTTTTGATTTTTTTACCATACCTATACAGAATAGAATTTTTGAGATATAAGATGGGATGCCTAAGAAGAGAAGAAAAACTGTTGCCTCATTTGGAACTCCTGAAATACCATTCCCTAAAGTTAGGGTTGAATGGATTGATTGTGTGAGTGATTCCGGCTGGGCTAATGATAAGGAGTTTGATAAGATGTCTCTCGCAAGACCTATCAACGAGGGCTGGTTATATTCTAAAGATAAAAAATCTATTAAATTATTTGCTTCCTATGACAAAGAAGATGATGGTAGCTTTACTTTTGGTGATCGGACGATGATACCGAGACAGTGGGTAAGGAAGATTCAGAAGATTTAGGAGATTCAGTTGCTTCCCCTTCAACAGTCTTCATGTTCAACAGAGGTGCATAGTCGTCTAAAATTTGCTTCATCTTTGCTTCTAGTTGTTCTTCTGTCATATCCTCTAGCTTACCTGTCTTCACTTCTTTTCGGTCTATGTATAGTCCTGCTGCCTTTCCTCTACTTATTTCAGCGTTCACAGCAGAAGAGAAAGACCCTTTCTTCAAAGCAGCCTGTTTAATTCTATCTAATTCAGAAATATGTTTTGCATAAGTCACTTGATGTTTTTGTAATCTTTCTTCTTGTAGTTTACCAACATATGCTACAACTAATGGTGAGAGTCTAGGATTCATAAGTTCTGATCCTTCTTGTCTTGATCTCTTAGGGCTATAGCCAGCTAATGCCGCTGCCTCTCCTTGTGAAACTGGTCCGTCAGGTCCACCGAATACCATAAACTCGGCAAATCTTTTTTGCATTTCTGTCAATCTTTTAGGAACTCCCATGTTGACAATTTAGGGTAACTATCCTATATTGTCAATAGTTATGACAGACAATAAAGATGATAGAGGAGCAGGTGATTTAACCATGTTGATTGATCAATATAAAAAAGAGATATGGGCATGGAAACAAAAAGAGTCTGAATGGATTAAAACTGACAACCAGCTGCAGGGCAATAAAAGAATTATTGAAGAACTAACATCTAAACTAGTTGATCAAGAGAGACAGATTCAAGAGTTGAAACACGACAACAAAACTTACAGAGAAGAAATAGAAAAAGTTCTTGCACATAAAAACAAATGAGAGTAAGAAATTTACAGGAATTTTTATCTAAATTCACCGAAGCCAAAAAGGACGGAAGTCGTCAAGGTAATGCCATGAGTGATGCTGTTATCTTTGTGGAAAGAGATGGATTCCTAGAAGAAATTAAACGTATGGAAGTCCACGAAAATAGTCAAACAATCATTGGAGCGACAAAGAATCATCAGTCGCACAGGTTAGTTTTAAAAACAAAAACAGAAAGAAAAATTATTATTCCGGATAAACTACGTGCTGACGTAGTTTAAATGAACGACAATGTTCCCTCAAAAAATGTATGGGCCCAGAGGCTAAATTTCATAAAGAAATTAAAAGAAAACTCCCCGAGTTTTCATGGATTCGAATTGAAAATATTAGCTTACTTGGTACTCCTGATCTATTGGGCTGCAATACTTCTGGGCACTTTTTCACTGTAGAATTAAAAGTTACAAAGAGTAAAAAGATTAGATTTTCTCCACATCAAATTGCGTTTCACGTGGCACATCCTACCAACACCTTCATCTTGGTAAAGGCCCTTGGTCCTTTACCC